GGTTATTCGCGACCACAGTATTTTTTTAGCGACAGTTATTATGAATTTACTGAATTTATAACTTATGGCAACGCAAAGAGAGGTATCAGAACATCTTGGTTTATCAGTTGCAAGTATTTCAGAACTAATCAAAAAGGGTGTATTACCAGCAAAAAGAGGGCGATCACCACTTGATATAGATGTTTGCAGGCACTCATATATAGGATATTTGCGTAAATTAGCTGGTTATCACAAAAAAAGTGGATCAGGAGACATTGCGGAGGAAAAAACAAGGCTTACAAAGGCTCAAGCAGATAAAGCAGAGCTAGAAGTGTCAGAATTAGAGGGAAAATTGATTCCTGCAACACTTGTACAAGATACTTGGGTTGATTTTATTGCAAATGTCAGAGCAAAGTTGCTTGGTATGCCTTCGAGACTTGCACATCAAATGATTGCAACTGAAGATTATGCCGAAGCAGAAAAATTAATAAAGGATTGTGTATATGATGCACTTAATGAACTAGCAGAAAATGGAATACCTACAGAATATGCAGGGCGTGTTGAAAAACACGATGCAGACATTTAAACCACCGCCTGATTTAAAAGTTTCAGAGTGGTCAGATAGATATAGAAAACTATCTCCTGAATCTTCAGCAGAATCTGGTCAATGGTCAACCTCAAGATGTCCTTATCAAAAAGAAATTATGGATTCTTTCAACGATCCTTTTATTGAAAGAATTATAGTTATGACTTCATCGCAAGTTGGTAAGACTGAAATTTTACTTAATGCAATTGGTTACTACATTGACCAAGATGCTTCACCAATCCTAGTGGTTCAACCAACTCTACAAATGGGGCAAGCATTTAGTAAAGATAGATTGTCTGCAATGATACGAGATAGTGAAAAGCTTAAAGGATGTGTAAAGGATGCAAGAAGTAGAGATAGTGGTAATACCACAATGCACAAAAAGTTTGCAGGTGGTCATATATCAATTGTTGGCTCTAATAGTGCAAGTGCATTAAGCTCAAGACCTATCAGAATACTTTTGATGGATGAGGTTGATAGATATGAATTATCAGCAGGATCAGAAGGATCACCAACTGCACTTGCTATCGCAAGAACAAAAACATTTTGGAATCGCAAGATATTTATGTGTAGCACACCGACTATAAAAGGTTTATCTGCAATAGAATCTGCTTTTGAAGAATCAGATCAACGCTACTTTTATGTGCCTTGTCCTGAATGTAATAAAAAGCAAGTTCTTAAATGGAAGAATGTTGTCTGGGAAGAAAACAAGCCTGAAACTGCTACTTATGCTTGCGATCATTGTGGCTCAGTTATCGAGGAATCAAAAAAGCAATGGATGCTAAAACATGGTGAGTGGCGTGCAACGAAAGAAACAGAAAATACAGCAGGTTTTCATATATCTGAACTTTATAGTGTTTGGTCTACTTGGGGGCAAATGGCAACTGCATTTTTAGAAGCTAAAAAGAATCCTGAAACACTAAAGACATTCATTAATACAAGTCTTGGAGAATCTTGGGAAGAGCAAGGTGATTCTGTAGAGTATGACACTTTACTAGAGAGAAGATTAAATTACGATCACACAACAATACCTGAAGATATATTAGCAATAACTGTTGGCGTTGATACACAAAAAGATCGGCTAGAGTTGCAATGCGTAGGTTGGGGTAAAAACTACGAAGCTTGGGTGCTTGATTATAAAATACTTTGGGGTGATCCAAATGCTCTTGGATGTTGGAATGATCTTGATTCATATTTGAAGAAAAGATTTAAAACTGAATCAGGAAGATATATACCTATCTCTTGCACCTGCATTGATTCAGGTGGATTACATACAAATCAGGTTTATGCGTTTACCAAGCCACGACAAGCAAGACGAGTGTTTGCTATCAAAGGTGCAAGCATACAGGGCAAGCCTATAGTAAACAGACCAAGTTATGTAGGCAAAAATAAAGCTGTTCTTTATACACTTGGCGTTGATACAGCAAAAGAAGCAATCTTCAATAGGCTTGCTGCTGAACCTGAAGATTCTACTTTGCATTTTTGTTTAGATTTAGATGAAGAATATTTTAAGCAGCTTACTAGCGAAAAGCGTATTACTAAATGGGTGCGAGGTAAGAAACAGTTAGTTTGGAAGCAGATTGGCAAAAGAAACGAAGCTCTTGATACGTTGGTTTACAATTTTGGTGCTATCTACATACTAAATCCAAATTTTGACGTTATAGAGCAGAAGATACTAGATCAAGGCACACAAAAACCTAAAAAACCTAAAAATCCAAACAAAATAAACATTAAAAGAGGTAATTTTGCAACTAATTGGAAATAAATAACAAAAAATAGTAGATATATTTATATTTTTATATATAATTAGTATATGTTTAACAAAAAAGGAGTAGTTAAATGTTTAAAGTAAAATATGAATCAGGCAAATATTCTAGACTTGTTGGTAAAGGTGATACAAGAGAAGAAGCTGTTAACAATCTTAAATTTAAAAAAAATCAAAAAACTCTTAGAGATATTTTTGCATCTCTATCAGTACAAGAAATTGATGCCATAAGTTCTTGTATTGAGTGCAGTATTTGTAGTAAGGAAGATTTTGATTACTATAAAGATGATGGTACTTTTCATGGTTTTACAAGTTATGAGCAAGTTGAAAATATTATTAGCAAATTACGCAAAGCTGCAACGATTATTGAAGATTTGGAGGGTAAATAATGTCAGAGTTAAAATTTACAAAAGCAGATATGATTAGTCTTATAAATGAAAGAAAAAGTTTTACAGGAACAGATGAAGATTTTTTATATATGCATTGTGATCCAATTGTTGAATTTCCAATGGCAACAGAAGATGTTTGGTATAAAAACATGAATATAAATTCTAAGTTTGATGATAGTTGTAGTCATTGTGGAAGAGGTGCAAATGGTGCTGTTATGTTTCATCAAGTTTGTGGTGGTGGCATGATGGGATCAAAAAAAGATGCACCATTATTTAGTTTGTATGACGATGGTGATATGTATTTATATTGTGTTGGAACTACTTGTGCTAAAAAAGTTATTGAGCCAATTTTGAAAAAGCAAGGTTTAAATCCTAAAGATTATTTGTATGGTGCAAAATATAAAACTAAATATGAAACATTAGAAGAATACAAAGAAATACAATGTTTTGAATCTGTACAAGATTATTTCAAATAAAAAAATTACATTAATCATTTCAAGGCTCTTAATTGAGCCTTTTTTTATTTATATATTGACAAAAACAAAATGGTTCATAATGTTATAAGTAGGTGTATCTATAACATTTATGAGGATTATTGTTGACTAACAGATTCGATAGAACAAATTATCCAACTGCTGAACCTGCAAAACTCGTTGCAGGCGACAGATTTACATGGAGAAGAGACGATTTAGCAAACGATTACCCTGTTGGTACTTTTGCTTTGACGTATGAGTTTCATTCAGACGTAGGTGGTGGCGGAAGTAAGAAATTTACAATTACTGCAACTGAAGCAGATAGCACCTACTACATTGAGGTTGGTTCATCAACTACAGCAAGTTATGCAACAGGTGATTATATTTGGGAAGCCTACATAACAAGGAGTGCTGATTCTGAAAGAATTATGGTTGATTCTGGAAGAACTGAAATTACAACCAATCTTGCAAATACAAATGCAGATTTAAGAAGTCATGCAAAAATTGTTCTTGATTCTATAGAAGCTGTATTGGAAAACAGAGCAACAATGGATCAAAGCTCAATGTCTATTGCAGGCAGATCACTTTCAAGAACACCATTACCTGATTTGATGGAGTTAAGAGATAGATACAAAGCTGAATATTTAAAAGAAATAAAACTAGCTAGAATCAGAAACAAACAAGGATCAGGCAACACTATCAAAGTAAAGTTTGGTTCAACTTCAACTATTAATCCAACAGACTATACATAATGGCTTGGTACGATAATTTATTAGGCAATAACAAAAAGAAGGCTAAGAAAAGAGCTTTTAAAAGAAGTTATCAAGGTGCAAACACAGGAAGATTGTTTGCAGACTTTTTAACAACCTCAACAAGTGCCGATGCAGAAGTCAAAGACAACCTTAGAATCCTAAGAGATAGAGGAAGAGAGTTAGCTCGCAACGATGCATATATCTCAAGATACCTTAACCTGATGGTATCGAATGTCATTGGCAAGCAAGGCGTAAGAGTAAGCTCCAAGTCATATAATGATGATAGATCATTAGACTTAGGAGCTAACCTGCTGATAGAAAGATCATGGAAAGAATGGACACAACTAGGCAACTGTACAGCAAATGGAAGATTATCATTTTTAGATTGTCAAAAAATATTTATTGAAACTTTGCTTAGAGATGGTGAAGTATTAATAAGAAAAATAAAAACAACAGATTCAGATTTTGGTTTTCAGATACAGTTTTTAGAAGCAGATCATTTAGATGAACAAAAAAATGATAATACTTTACCCAATGGCAGAAGTATTAAGATGGGTGTTGAGGTTGATAGAAACGATAAGCCTGTTGCTTATCATCTATTCAAAAAACATCCTTACAACAACACATATCCAAAACCTGCTCAAGAATATATTAGAGTTCCTGCTGAAGAAATAATACACGCATACTTACCAAATAGAGCAGAACAAACAAGAGGTGTTTCCTTTATTGCACCTGTTATGGCAAATGTAAAACAACTCAATGCATATCTTGAAGCAGAGATAGTAGCTGCAAGAGTAGGTGCATCTAAGCAAGGATTCTTCATTTCACCAGACGGAGATGGCTATGTTGGCGATGGAGATTTTGAGGACACTTTCAATCCCACAATGACTGCTCAAGCAGGCGTATTTGAACAGTTGCCAGCAGGTATGGATTTCAAAGCTTTTGATCCATCTCATCCAAATTCTGCTTTTGATTCTTTTACAACTAGCGTGTTAAGAAGTATCGCAAGTGGTCTAAATATTTCATATCATTCATTGTCAAACGATCTTAGTTCGGTCAACTACTCTTCAATTCGTCAGGGTGCTTTAGAAGATAGAAGTGCTTATCAGATTATGCAACAGTTTATTATTGAGCATTTTATTGATCCTGTTTTTAAATCTTGGCTTGAGATGGCTATGTCAACAGGTTATATCAATCTTCCAATGGGTAAGTTTGATAAGTTTGCTAGAGGTATAACCTATATACCAAGATCATTTTCACACATTGATCCGTTAAAAGAGATGCAAGCAAATGTCATAGGATTACAAAACGGAACAACAACCTATAGCGATATATCTTCTGCTTTTGGAAGAGATGTCGAAGAACTATTTGAACAACATCAAAAAGAGATAGCACTAGCAGAACAGTATGGTATTGAGATAGCATATCAACCTTTTGGTCAGAAGTTGCCTGTTGAAGCTAATATACAAGGTGGTGATGATGGCGACTGATTTTCCAACAAAAGGAGATGATAAAAAAATATCTCTTAGAAACTCTAATTATCCAGTCTTTGATAAAAGATTTGCAGAGGGTGTTAAAGAAAACAATCCTGAGATTTGGAAAGCGGGTGGGAATATAGAGGGTAATAGGTCTTTTAGATTATTAATGAGAGCTTTAGATGGCGATGAAACTCCTGCTGTATTAGATAAAATTAAAGAGAGAGAAGCTTGGATAGCAAGACATTTTGAGGATGGCTCACAGTTTAAGTCTGGAGACAAAGCTGCAAGACCTTCAAACATTGGCGGTGTTGTTGCTCAGATGAAATGGCTTTCTGTAGGAACGCTAGGCGAAAGAGGTATGAAAGATGTCATACTAGAAGCTATCAAGTATCTAGAACAAAAAGAATATGGATCAGCAAGTCAAGCTCAAGCTGACAGACAAGTATCAAATAATGTTGAAAAAGCATTGCGAAAAAAAGCCGAAGATCATAATGAACAAGTTGGCAATGTGGCTTCAAAAAGAACAACCTACAGAACACTTTTGGCGGTCTTTGAAAGAGGAATTGGTGCATATAAAACATCACCTTCTAGTGTAAGACCTAATGTAACATCGCCTGAACAATGGGCGTATGCAAGAGTTAACTCCTTCCTTTTTGTTTTACGAAATGGGAGGTTTCAAGGTGGGAAGCATGATACTGATTTGCTTCCTAAATCACATCCTTTATCAAGCAAAGAGGAGAAATCTATGGAAGATAAACAGGATAGGCATATCCTCAATGTAAGCGAAACCGATGATAAAGTTGTTGTCGAGTTTGCAAAGCATCACGAGGATGAGGAACAAGGCGAAGAAATGGAAATGACTGAGGAAGCACGTCCATATCACGATGATGAAGATGAAGATAAAGAAAGGAAAGTACTTAATTTAAAAGTTAATTACAGAACTATTGATTTATCTAGATCAGAATTTGTTGATGAAGAAAATAGACGTGTAAGAATTGGTGTTTCTAGTGAAGAGCCAGTTGAACGTAGTTTTGGAATGGAAGTTCTAGGACACTCACCTGAAGATATAAACATGGAGTTTATGGAATCAGGAAGAGCACCACTTTTGTTAGATCACGATATGACAAAACAAATTGGTGTTATTGAAGAATTTAAACTTGATCAGACTGCTAACAGGACAATAGCAGTAGTTAGATTTGGTCGATCTGCTCTAGCTGAAGAAGTTTTTAGAGATGTACTTGATGGTATACGCATGAATATCAGCGTAGGCTATCGAGTTGATAAATTAACAAGAATGAAAGACAAAGACGAGGATTACTACAGAGCTAGTTGGACGCCACTTGAAGTTTCAAGTGTAAGTGTTCCTGCTGATCAAAGTAGACTTGTTGGAGTTGGACGTTCAAAACAAATTGCTGAAAAAGCAAAGGTACAAATTATGGAAAACGAAAAACAAGAAATTAATCTTGATGAAGTTAGGTCAGAAAGTGCTGAAGCTGCAAAAAAAGAATTTGCAAGAAACTCAAAAGAGATTCTTGATTTAGCTGTTAAGCACAACAAAAGAGACCTAGCTCATAAAGCTATTTCTGAAGGTAAATCTGTTGAAGAGTTTAGAGGTATTTTATTAGACAACATTTCTAATGATACTCCTTTAGAAACTCCAAAAGATATTGGTCTTACAGAAAAAGAAACAAAAAGATTTAGCTTATTGAGAGCTATCAATGCGATGGCAAATCCAACTGATAGAAGAGCCCAAGAAGCTGCTAAATTTGAATTTGAAGCTTCTGAAGCTGCACAAAGATCATACGGGCAAACTGCTCAAGGTATTATGCTTCCAGATGAAGTTTTAAGAAATTGGAATCAAAGAGATTTATCAGCAGGCTCAGATGGAGACCTAATTGGTCAAGACTACAGAGCAGGTGATTTCATTGATGTTCTAAGAAACAACTCTGCTGTTATGCCACTAGCAACTATGCTAAATGGTCTTACAGGCGATGTTAAGATACCTAGAAAAACTGCTGCTGCTTCTGCTGCTTTCATTAGTTCAGAAGGCGGAGCTGCTGGTGAATCTGAATTAACAGTTGGAAATGTAAGTATGTCTCCTAAATCATTAGGTGCGTTTACAGACATTACTAGACAACTTATGATTCAATCATCAATTGATGTTGAAAATCTAGTTAGAAACGATTTAGCTGCTTCAATGGCTATTGCTATTGATGATGCTGCATTAGAAGGATCAGGAAGTTCAGGTAATCCAACAGGTATTACCAACACTTCAGGAATTAACTCAGTATCACTTTCAAGTGCTGCTGCTCCAACTTTTGCTGAAATGGTTTCAATGGAAACTGCTGTTAGAGTTGATAACGCATTACTTGGCGATCTAGCTTATATTGTGCATCCAACTAACTATGGCACATTGAAAACTACTGAAAAAGCAACCAACACAGCACAATTTGTTGCTGTTAACGATGAGATCAATGGCTACAGAGCAGTTGTATCACCACAGTTAACTGCAAACAATTATGTGTTTGGTAACTTTAATGACTTACTTATTGGAATGTTCGGAGGATTAGACATTGTTGTTGATCCTTATACATCTTCAAGTTCAGGTACAGTTAGAATTGTTGCTTTACAATCAGTTGATGTAGCTGTTAGACACGCTGTGTCTTTCTGTGCTGCTTCATAATTGAGTGGTTTTAACAACTAACAAAATGGGTGGCTTAATTGCCACCCAACTTAGAAAAGGTGGGTATATGAAATATTTAATACTAAGCGACACAGTTGCTAACAAAGAAAAAGTAAAAGCAGGTGATGTGGTTGAGCTTCCTATTGATGAGGGAAGATCATTGGTTGGTTATGGTAAAGCTGAAGAATACAAAGGCAAGCCAAAAAAAGAAACTAATAGAAGCGTAGGATTAGAAAAATCTGAAACTCCTAAACCTAAGAAAAGAAGTAAAAAATAATGCCATTAGAGAGTGCTGCTGATTTTTCAAGCTATGTAGAAACCACAACAGGTCATGGTGTTACAGGTACTTTTATTGAAAAACAGCAGAACTTCTTTGATGATTTTCCATTGATAGATACCATGAGTTTTATTGATGATGGTAATACAAGCGTTATTAATTTAATTATAGATCAGGAATATTTTGGTATTGGTGGTGGTACAGTTGATGTAGATGGTTTTGAACCAAGAGCAGTAGTCAAAGCTACAGACGTTCCATTTATATCACAAAACGATGAATTAAGAGTAGATGCTATAACAACAGATCAGGGTAACACACTTGTTAGTGCAACTACATTTTTAGTAAAAACAGTTGAGCCTGATAATACAGGCTTAGTTTCATTAGTGTTACAAAAACAATGAGCCAGTTTAGATTAGAAACAGAAGCAGATATGCTGTCTTATTTAGATAAAGATTTTGGACATGGTGTAGGAGCAACTTATACAAGAAGCGGAACTGCTACATCCATAAGTGTCATTCTTAATAATGAGTTTATCTTGCAGGACGAAGGGATTGGTTTAGAAGCTCTAAAACCAGTAGCTCATGCAAGAAGTGTTGATGTGCCAAACGCATCTTTTGGTGATTTATTAAATGTTGATGCAATAAAAGATGTCAATGGTAATACTTTAAAAGCTGCTCAAAACTACACTATTGTCAATGTGCAAAAAGATAGAACAGGTTTTACAGAATTAATACTGGAAGAAGTGTAATGGCAAATCATGTAAGACAACAGATTAGAGAATACTTTGGAACTAATCTAAATAATTTAACAACAACAGGAACAAGAGTACATGAATCTAGGGTGTATCCTTTAGATACTTTACCTGCATTAGTAATTTACACAAAATCAGAAACATCCGAACCATTAGTTATGCATACTGATAGAGTGATGCAAAGAGATTTAAGCGTAGTTGTAGAAGGTTATGCAAAAGGAACTTCTAATTTTGATGATACTATTGATACAATATGCAAAGAAGTTGAAGAAGCTATTGCTGCTGATACTACATTAGGAGGTCTTGCAAAAGACACTTTTTTAGAATCAACAGAAATAGAGTTCAATGCGGAAGGCGAACAACCGATGGGTTTTGTTTCGCTTACATTTTTAACAAAATACTATGTTCAGGAAACCAATCCTGATGTAGCAGTTTAATGAGGAAAAATTATGAAATTAATTAGTCCAAATGGCAAAAGTTCTATAGATGCTCACCCTGATAGTGTTGAGTATCTTAAGAGTAAGGGTTGGAAAGAAGAAGCAATCCCATCGAAAGATAAATCTAAATCTTCTTCTAAAACTAAAAACGAGGAATAAATATGGCAACTTTTTTAGGAAAAGGTGGTACTGTTCAAGTTGGAAGTAATGCAATAGCTGAAATAAGAAACTACAATATTGATGAAAATATTGATGTTGTGGAAGATACCAGTATGGGCGATGCTTCAAAGACATACTTAGCTTCAATAAAAGACTTTAGTGGTTCAGTAGATGTTCTTTTTGATGACACAGATACGAATGGACAAACAGCTTTATCTGTGGGTTCATCTGTAACACTAAACTTTGCACCTGAAGGAACAGGAAGTGGTGCTGTAAAACTTACAGGCACAGCTATTGTTACAGGTAAAAGTGTAACTGCTTCTTATGATGGCTTAGTAGAATCAAGCATTACTGTTCAAGGAACAGGTGGCTTAACAACTACCACTTATTAATTATGTCAGCAATAGATAACGCAACAAGGCATTTTGATAGCATTGACACAAAGATGATAGAAGTTCCTGAATGGGGAGAGGATGCAGATAATCCTTTAAAGATTTACTGTAAACCAATTACCCTTCAGGAGACTTCTAAGTTTATGAAATTAGCAAAAGATGATGAAATACAATTGCTTGCTTATGTATTAATTTACAAAGCTTTAGATGCGGATGGTGAAAAGTTATTTAATATTGCTGATAGGTCTGCTTTTTTAAATAGAGTAGATAGAACTGTTTTAATAAGAGTTGCATCTGAAATAATGGGTAACATAGATCAGGAGCAAATTAAAAAAAAGTAATTGAAGATAAGCAACTACAAATAAAATTTGTTTTAGCTGAAAGATTACACAAAACTCTAGCTGAAATTGAGCAAATGACATTAGAGGAGTTTCATGGGTGGATGGCTTATCTTGAAATACAAAATGAAGAAAGAGAAAAAGAATTGACAAAACATAGCAAAATAGAAGGTATAAGATAATGGCTAGATCAGATATACATATAAGAATGTTTGGTGATAACCGAACCTCTAAAATGTTTAACGATTTTAGAAAAGATACCAGATCATCAACTAATGCAATTAACAACTTAAGAAATCAAATAATTGCAGCTTTTTCTGTTAGAGAGCTAGTATCAGCAGCAGATTCGTTTGTTAATATACAAAACAGGATGCAAGCACTTACTGGCTCAAGTGAACAAACAGCAAGTGCTATGGCAAACATAAAAAGGATCGCAAATGAATCAAGATCAGATTTTGATGCAATAGGTACATTGTTTACAAGACTTACCATAGCAACACAAGATTTAGGTGTTGCACAGACAGACATAGCAAAAGCAACACAAACAGTTGCAAATACTTTTGTTATAGCTGGTGCAGAAAGTTCGGAAGCAGCAAACTCTGCAAGACAGTTAGCACAGGGTTTAGCTTCTGGTGCTTTGCGTGGAGATGAATTGCGTTCAGTGATGGAAAATAATGTTATATTGTCTAACTTGCTTGCAGATGGTCTTGGTATAACAACAGGTCAGTTAAAAGATTTTGGATCAGAGGGAAAACTAACAGCAGAAGCAATATTACCAATTTTAATTAATGCTGTAGATGATACAACAAAGACTGTTGCCAATATGGATATGACTATTGGTCAATCTTTAACATTACTTAGAACAAACTTTACAACATTAATTGGTGAATTTGAAAAAGCTACTAGAGTTTTTGGTACTACTGCGTCAGCTATTGGCGTGTTAGCAAAAAATATGGAGCTTTTATTAATACCTGCAACAGCATTAGCTGTAAGTGCATTACCGAAAATTATAAAAGGAGTTGTAGCTTTAGGTGTAGCTGTAAGAGCAAATCCATTAACAACATTAGCAACAGGTCTATCTGCTTTAGTTGCTACTGCAAAAATATTAAATCCTGAACTAAGTTCATTGCAAGAAAAATTACAATCTGCATTAGGTCAACAAAAAACAGCTTTAGATAATCTAGTTAAAGCTTACGAAAGATTTGGAGAAGGTTCAGCAGAATTTAAAATTTTTCTTGATGCATACGATGAAGCATCTGGCAAGGTTGAAAGACTAAGAGATTTAGTTATAGAACAAAATAAAGCAATAGAAGAAACACCAGATTCATTAAAATCTTTTACAGATGAATTTAACAAAATTGTAGAAAAGTCTCAAGAAAGCATACAGGTTGTCAAAACTTTTGCAGAAACCATCGAGGGCAAACTAACCAATGCATTTACTGATTTTTTTGATTTCACTAGCAAGGGTTTTGGAGATTTTAAACAATTAGCAACATCTGTAATTAGAGCTATCATTGCTGAACTAATTCAAATGTATATTGTTCAACAAGCAGTAGGGATGATTTCAAGTGCAATTGATTTAGCATTTCAACCAACAAAAGCATCAGGACAAACTGCTGCTGGTTTTACTTCATCACTTACTAATAATTTTAATCCTTTTAATGCTGAGGGCGGTGGATATACAGGTATGGGTGTAAGAGCAGGTGGTATAGATGGGCGTGGTGGCTTCCTTGGCATACTACATCCCAGAGAAACAGTCATAGATCACACAAAAGGACAAGGTATAGGTGCAACTGTAAACTTTAATATAACTACAGTAGATGCAGCAGGTTTTGATGAATTGTTAGCAAGTAGAAAAAACATGATTATTAGTATGGTCAATCAAGCTTATAATTCAAGAGGTAAAATGGGGATAGCATAATGTCAGGTACTTTTCCAACAACCATAAAACCTAGCAGTCTATCATTGCAAGACAATAGACCTAATTTAATAAATCAATCTGTATCTGGTAAAAGAGTTACTAGAAAATATGGCTCACAATATTTTACTTTGGATATTACATTACCACCTTTATCAAAAGATGATGCGATGGATGTTTTTGCTTTTTTAAAGAAACAGCAAAACTCTTTTGATAAATTTGATTATACATATCCAATAACAAACAGAGGAGCTAATAGAACGCAAACAGATATTGTTGTAAATGGTTCTCATAGTGTAGGTGATAATACTATTGCACTATCAGGTTTTGATGCATCAACAACCGATGTTCTCAAAGCAGGTGATATTATTAAGTTTGCAAATCACGATAAAGTTTATATGCTTGAATCTGATTTAGATTCAGATGGAAGCGGTAATGGTACTGCTACAATATCACCAAGTATAATAGCTACGCTTGCAAACAGCGAAGCAGTAACAGTAGATCAACCAACCTTCAAAGTTTATTTAGATAGCGATGTTTTATACACAACAAATACTTCAGGTTTATTTTCTATAAGTTTTTCTTTGAGAGAGTGCATTGAATAATGTCAAGGAATTTAAGTTCATCTTTACTAACGCAACTTGCAAATCCCACTAATACTCTTTGTTTTTTAGCAGAAATCAATACCTCAACAGTTTTTAGAATTACAGATAATCAATTTGATGTAACCTACGATTCAAACACTTATACATCTTCTGGTGAAATAATTTCTGTAAGCACAACACCAGAAACAGGTGAACTTAAAGTTGAGGAAACCTCTATTGAGCTTTCTAATATAAATTCTACTTTTATATCTGTATTTGACGATCAAAATTACATTGATAATTCTGTAAATATTTATCTTGGTTTTTTTGATAGTAATGATGCTTTTATCGATGCATTAACATACTTTTCTGGAAATATTAAAAATGTAGAAGTAAGCGAATCAAAAAATGATTCAAAAATAATTTTAACCTGTGCAAATCATTGGGCGAACTGGAATCTCAAAAAAGGAAGGCACTTTACAGATGAATCTCAACAAAGAGCTTTTAGCAATGATAAAGGCTTGGAGTTTGCACATATTACAAAACAAAATGTAAGGTGGGGAAGTTAAATGGTTGATCCACTAAGAGTTCTGTATTACATATATCTAGCTGTAACAACAATAGTTGGTGTTAAAAACTATAGACAAGCACAAAAACTAAAAAGAAAAGGACAAGACATTCTTGCAACAAAAATAGCTGATGGTGGCAAGATACCAATAATTTATGGAAGAAGAAGAGTTGGATCAACTTTGCTTTATATGGATACAGATTCAGGCAACTCAAGAGAATTGTTTGTTGTGTATGGTTTGTGTTTGGGTGAGGTTGATTCAATAGAACTCGACACCATTGAAATCAATGGCACTCCTATTTCTGATACAAGTGTTTTTAGAGATGGTTATTACACAGGATCAGACAAAATAAGTAGTGGAGCAGGTTCACTAAATTCAGCAAGTCAAATAGGTAATATTCAAGTTAAAGTTAAAAATGGAAGAAGTGGTGATGATCCTACAAAAAGATATAGAATGGTATTTAATGCCCATCATGGAGCAGACGATCAAACAGTTGATCCAATGCTTAATGCATCACAGACTAAGTGGACAAGTAATCATAGGCTAAAAGGTATTGCATACATAGCTGCATCTTTTGAATACGATTCAAAGGGTATGTTTACATCTACGCCTGAACTAACAGTAGTTGTTAAAGGGAGAAAGCTTTACGATCCAAGAAAAGATGGCTCTATATCTGGCGGTTCAGGATCACATAGAATTGATGATGAGACCACTTATGAGTGGTCAAATAACGCTGTGTTGCCTTTACTTGATTATATACATAAAGATCATGGTAAAGGTTTAGCTGCTTCATTAATAGATTTGCAATCATTCCAAACAGCAGCAAATGCAGCAGATGTTATTGTCAATGTACCAGATTATTCAGGATCATATTCTGCTGCAACTTTTACAGCACTTAATGGTGATAACTTTATAGATGTAGATGAAACTACATGGGGAAAACTAAAGGGTAATGAAAAAATATCTGTAAAAGATAGTGGTGGCACAATAATTGTAAATAGAGCAAACATTTTAGATGTACAAAGAAATACACCACATTCTGGAACGACAAGCTACAGAGTTTTTATTGATGATGTTCCAGATGAAAAAATCAGCAAAAGTGTAACATTTTCAGCAACAAATGGAGATGCTACGATTACTGCAACTTGTTCTAGTCATGGAGCAAGTGTAAATGATAGAGTTTTAATTGCAGGTGCAACAAGTTTAGGTGGCAATATTACAGATGTTGTTTTAAACAAACTTTATACGATAACCACAGTTGCAGATGCAAATACATTTACTTTTGAAGCAACAAATTTAGATGGTACAACTGCAACAGCAAACTCCTCTGATACAGGTAATGGTGGTGGTTCTGCTGTAGCAAAATTCTTATATGAAGATGAAACAGGAACAGTTTTAGCAGAAGTAACACGATTTGAGTGCAATGGTTTAGTTGATACTAATGAAACTGTTTTAGAAAACGCAAGAGATTTACTTTCAAATGTGAGAGGTTTTTTAAATTATGTTGATGGTAAATATTCGATATTAATAGAAGATACAGGATCATCAACATTTAGCATTACAGACGATCATATTATAGATGGTGGTATTAGAATTAAATATGAGGATAAAGCACAAAAACTAAACAAAGTTGTTGTGCAATTTTTTAATGCACAGAAAAAGTTTGAGCCTGATACAAAAACTGCTTTTCATAATGACAATGCGACAACTTTTAAAAATGATGATGGTGGTGAAGAGCTTGAGACAACTGCTGAATTTGATTTTATTACAAATCCTTATATAGCTTTTAACATGGGAAAAGGTATATTACAAAGAAGCAGAAATCAAAAGACTGTTTCTTTTGTTGGAACACCAAGATTATTAAATCTTACAGCAGGAGATGTTGTTGATATTACATACTCTCCATATAACCTCTCAAGTGCTTTATATAGAATTGAAGCTGTTAATCTTTTAGATAATGGCTTGGTAAATATACAAATGCTTGAGTATATTGATATATATTCTTGGGATGCTAATGCACCAGTTGAAAATGTTGGTGATGAAACAAGATTGCCAACAGGCACAGAAACATCTAAAGTTACATCTCTTGCTTTTACAGACACAAACTCAAGTGCAACTGGGAGACCTTTTCTTTCTTGGACAAATCCCACAGATTACCCATCAAAAGAATTTAGAGTTTCAATAGTAGATTCAAGTGGCAATGAGGTACACAATAGAATTGTTAGCGATAGTAAGATTGATCTAAACTTTATTAAAACAGCATCAAACTATGTAGCTTCTGTAACTACAATCAATACAATTGGAGCAGAATCAGAATCAACTGATTTAACTTTTACTGTTTCAGATGAACCAATAAAAGCAGGTGATATACAAGCAGGCACAATAACTGCTGATAGATTAAATGTTACAGACTTAGCTCTTGATTTTACTGCTGCTACTGTTTCAGGTTCAACGATAGGATCATTTCAAAACAATACTATGCGACTTAAAAAAGTTGCAGACTTGGGTACAGCAACAGGTATCTATCATATTTATTGTAGAGTTTTTGGTGGTAATGGTGAGGTAAAAACATTATCAATTGTTGCAGGTGATGGTACTTATGGCACAGGATCAAGCTTTGAGCTAAGAGATGATTTTGCTTATAGTGATGGATCAACACCAACAATACCTACAGCAGATGAAGGTTCTGCTCAATATCATTCTGGACAAACACAATTCTTTTCAGCAATTGATAGATTTGATAGCACTAATGAAATGGTGCAAAAAGATTTTATTGTTAGAAAAGTAAGCAATACAAGTAGAACATTAAGGTTATATGTCTTAGCTCAAGGCGATGGCAACAATAAGCAATTAAGTAATGTTCAATATGGTTTTTATAGATTTTCGGAGATTTGATGCCAATACATAATTTTGATTATAGCTATAAATACAACAGCATGAAAACAATGCCAAAAAGTATTGACGATGATACACAAATAGTTAGAGAAGTTTGTGTTGAAGTAACAGGTGTTGATGTTTTAGATAACGAAAAAACATATACTGAAAAAATGTATTCACAACTAGAAGGTGTTTATAGCTTACGAGATAATGATTTACCACCTAATTTTATTTTATTAAAAGATATTACAGAGCAACAAATAATAGATTGGTATAAAAAAACTGTAACCTTAGATGATCTGAATATTTACTTTACTTGGCAAATATTTGGTATTGATGAGGTAAATGCATGAGTTTATATTTCAAACACTATAGATATAAACTACAATAGATATGAGGACAGAATATGGCAACACATGATTATAATATAGCTAACCAAACAGGAGCAGACTTTAGAGCAGACTTAAATAATGCTCTTTTAGCTATTGTTTCTAATAACAGCAATGCTACATCTCCAAGCACTACTTACGCTTATCAGCTTTGGGTTGATACAGCTAACAATGTTTTAAAATTAAGAAATTCTGCAAATAGTGATTGGATAACAACAGGTATTAGTATTACCGCTTCAAATAGTTTTACAGGTGATATTACTGGTAATAGTGCAACAGCAACAGCATTAGCTACTGCAAGAACAATCAATGGCGTAAGCTTTGATGGCACAGCAAATATATCTTTTAACTCTGATTCTGTAAGTGAAGGCTCAAGTAATTTATATTTTACAAATGAAAGAGTAGACGATCAGGTTAATTCTTTACTTACAGCAGGAAGTGGTATCAGTCTTACTTATGACGATGCAGCAGGTACATTAACGATTGCAAACACTAACTCTGCTGATATAACTAGCGTTGTTGCAGGTGATGGTCTTACAGGTGGCGGAACTTCAGGTGATGTTACTTTAGCAGTAAGTGTCGATGATGCATCCATAGAAATAAATTCAGATACTTTAAGAGTGAAAGCAAGTGGAATCACAAACTCTATGCTTGCAGGATCAATAGCAAATGACAAACTTGCAGGCTCTATAGCAAACAGTAAGCTTGCAAACTCAAGCGTTACAATTAATTCACAAGCTATATCTTTAGGTGGATCACATACTTTTGATAGCGATGATATTGGTGAGGGTTCTAGCAATTTATATTTCACGAATGCAAGAGCTAGAGGATCATTAAGTATAGGATCGGAAGGATCAGCAAGCGGTAATGGTGCTATTGCTTACAATAGTTCAACAGGTGTATTTACTTATACACCACCTGTTATAAGTGGGTTGTCAGGCGACACAGACGATCTATCAGAAGGATCATCTAATTTGTACTATACAGATGCAAGATCAAATGCTGCTATTGATGCAAGAGTAACAAATACATTTATAAATAATCTATCAGGCGTTGTAGCTGATACTACAACAGCATTAGCTACAGCAAGATCAATAGCATTGTCAGGCGATGTAACTGCTTCAGGTGTAAATTTTGATGGCACAGGTGATATTACCTTGTCGACAACAATAGCTGCAAACAGCGTAGCACTTGGTACAGATACTACAGGAAACTATGTTGCAGGTATATCAGGCACAACAAACGAGATTGAGGTTTCAGGATCAGGAAGTGAGACTGCAAGCGTAACAATTGGCTTGCCAGATAATGTAACTATTGCAGGTAATCTAAATGTAAGTGGTGATCTCACAGTTCAAGGCACGACTACAACAATTGACACCACAAATCTAGAAGTAAAAGATAAAAACATAACCTTAAATTACTCAACAGGTGATTCTTCTGCAAATGCAAATGGAGCAGGTATAACAATTCAAGATGCAGTAGATGCTTCAACAGATGCAACTATTCTTTGGGATGCAACCAATGATGAATTTGATTTTTCACATGGTGCAACTTTTAACACTCATGTTGGAATTGGTACAAGCCCATCAACAAATGCTGTATTGCATTTAAAAGGAGCAGGTGGTACTGAATTACATATGGAATCTGGTGATGGGCAAAGCACTAGTATTATAAAACATAATCAATCGGCTAATACTTTAGAATTCACGCCTAACGCTAATGCAGGTAAGAGATTAGATATAACTGGTACAGGTGTAGATGTTACAGGAACACTTACTGCAACTACATTAGCAGGAACTTTATCAACAGCAGCACAGACAAACATTACAAGTGTTGGAACACTTACAGGTCTTACAGTTTCAGGCGATGCTATTTTTGATACATCAACACTTAAAGTTGATTCATCAAACAATAGGGTTGGTATAGGAACTGCAAGTCCAAGCTTTAAACTTGATTTAGACACAAGTTCAGGTTCTTATCAAAGAATCACAGGGAGCGATCAAGCAAATGTAAGATTAAGATTTACAAATGGAGGTTCAGGTGGTAAATCTTATGAAATTGTTGGTGGTCTTGCAGGTGCAAACAATTCTGCTTTTTCTATTTTTGATGTAGATAATAGTGCAACAAGATTATCTATTGACAGTTCAGGGGATGTAACGATTGGTGGTACTTTAGCAACAACTTTATCAACAGCAGCACAACCAAACATAACAAGTCTTGGAACGCTATCAACCCTTACAGTAGATGATATAACAATCAATGGTTCTACTATTTCTGATGCAGGTGATTTAGATATTGATGTAGGTGGAGATATTATTCTTAATGCTGATGGTGGTGATATTAGATTTAGAGATGGTGGCACAGAGGTC